CATGAAGCTGTATCAGAAGGCTCTTCAGCTCCTTTATACGAGGCTCAATATAAGGGAAGATGGCAATAGCTTCATCCTGCTCATTAGCAAGTATAAGAGGTATTAGGTTCTTGTCTGAGGATGTGTTTCCATTGTTCCCCAGACGTGAGAAAGCAAGGTAAGTAGCAGACTTGACTTTCATCCTCAGACCATTCCTATCTCTTACAACAATCCCTTCATTGGTAGCATCTTCTTCTTCCAGCTTCTGGATGTAAGCTCTCACTTCCTGCTCATTAGATAAATCTATTTTAGCAGGTTGTACAAAATTAAACCCTTCATTGTTATTAAGTATCTTTACAAAAGAAGTTACCCAAGCATCAGGCTCTTCTTCTGCTGGAAATCTATTGTCTATGATGGTTAATAAAAACAACTTAGGCTCTGGATACAACCTAACTACCTGATTGAACAATGAACATAGTTCAAATACATAAGACCTTTTATAATCAAACACACAATCAAGGTTTTTGGGCAACAAAGAAAACACCAACTCATCCCAACGTGGAAGGTTATCACCAATGGGCATATCTGCCCATGAACCACGTGTCTTAACCATCCAATCATTAGTATACTTACACCAGAACAAAGTGATTATAGAACCATCTTCCTTCACTCTAGATACAACATCTCCATCCCAAACAAAGTGTTTAGTAATCTCTTCTGCTTCCCCAATGTTAAAAAACCTCTCCATACATCCAGCTATGATAGAGTAGTCCTGAGTGTCAAGAACAAGTCCACGACACTCACAAACAATCTTTTCCATCTTAGGAGATTCTATCTGGTCATAGTTTAAGATGACCATAGGGAGAACAGCATGGAAGTTACACTTTATACCATAGGTTTCCCTCAGCAACTCAAAGTTTGCATTCTGGGTCTCTGGTGAATTTAAATGTACATTATCTATCAAGAACTTTTGAACTTCTAACATAGTATCCTCCTTAACTCTTTAAGTTTGTCTTTTATATCATAAAGTTCTTTAGAAGTCAATAAGAAAAGAGCATCCTATTTCTAAGATGCTCTTTTCTCTTTATTCTTTTTCTTTGTCTTCTTTGTCTTCTTCTTTTGGGGGAAGTTCTTTCACCTCATCTGTATTAGTATTGGTTACTTTTAAGTTATCCCATCTAGTCCAGTTGTCTAACATCTTTGGCATCACAACCCCCTTAAAGTTTTAGGGAAGTAATGTTTACATATCTTTTGATATTCTGTTTCCCTATCAAGTTTTACACATCCAGCTCCAGTAATATTATAATCTTCCCTGATAAAATCACAAGTGTAGCAACACTCAGCTACTTCAATAGGAGTATATTCTTCTTTGGGTTCTTCTTTTTCTTTTTGTGGAGTACTATTAATAAGTTCCTGAATAGCATTCATCATGAACTCATCTATAGTGATACCTTCTTTGTCTGCTACTTCACAAAGTATCTGTAGCTCTTCATTTTCAAAGTCTAGAGTGATATCTTCCCATTCCTTAATACCAAGATACCCTGTGAAGTAAAGCTCCTTCAGAGCAGCATATGGATTCAAGTACTCATCTGACTCACCCATCAATGCACCATCACCAAAGACAGTTGCCACAAAAGCACTGACATAAGGTTCTTTGATAAAGCTTTCTATAACAATCTCATAACCTTCAGATGATATAGCATTAAACATCTTACCAAACTCAATCCACATTCTGCCTGTCATCACTGCTGCATCTACATTAATAGATTCTTCCATTAGTTCATTCTCCTTAAAGTGTTGCAAGATATACTTCTTTTTGTTTGTGAGCTGCATTCTTCCATGTATAGTTTTCTAACACAAATTCATATGCACCTTGTGCAATCTCTTTTGTTATTTCCATATTATTAATTAAAAACTCTAGTTTATCAAACCATTGGTTACCATTGATAACCACACCAGTAACATTATCTATTACAGCATCATAACAACAAACATTACTTACTACTGGACAGGCTCCTACAATGCTAGCATCCAACCATTTAAGATTAGATTTACTTTTATTAAACTCTTCATTCTCTAATGGTATAATAAAAATATCAAGGTTCAAATGGTTTAATAAGTTTAGATAATGAGGAGCATCTACCCCTTGTATATAATAAGAAAAATCTTTCATCTCAGGTGGAATATAACCCACAAAGACAAACTCTATTTCTCTTTCATATTTCTTCCAAAGTTTTGTAAGAGCATACACAAGTGAGGAAGGGAAATCTCCTACATGTGAAGTAGAACCAGCATATCCAATTCTTATTTTCTTCTTCTCTTCTTTTGGATGTAAAGGAATCTCTATCAGATTAGGAACAACATTAACACACTTATTGAAGTCTGTCAATTTATTTTTTAAGTGCTCAGTAGAACAAAAGATACCATCACATAATGACATTATCTTTTCTATATTGCCCAACACTTCTTCACTAAAAGCTTTCTTAGCTGGATTTGAATCTGGTATAGTCCATAGGTCATCATCAATATCATACCATACTTTTTTCCCATATCTTTTTAGATTAGGAACGATCTCAAAAAAGTCTCTATGGGATTGTCTTTGAAAAAAGAAATGGTCTATCTGGTCTATTGGATTGGTTCTACTAAACCCCCCAATGAAATGAGCATCAAGATATCTTGCTGGAAGGAAAGACCTAATGAAACCACATCCTGTTGTATCTGATGAAGAAAACAAACATCTATTAAAATCCATTTATACCTCTGATGATACTTCCTCTGGTGAGGTTAGTTCATTCATCTCTTCTCTAATATGTGTTACTTCAGCTATAACAGAATCCATTTCACCCTTCATATGTTCTGCTATTTCAAGGTCTTCTTCAAGGTTTTCTGAGTCTCTTTCTGCTTGTCTATTAGAAGCTATCAAGATAAAAGATGCTGCTAGTGCTCCTTCTATCTGTAGCATATTTGCCAAGGTCGAATAAGGAAATGGGTCAAAATGAAATACAAGTGGGATAGTATTCAAGATGACCCATGATAAACAAAATGTAACTTGCATTAAAACAAATGTCCAAGAACCAATAATCTTAGCAACTTTATCGGATGCCTTTTGACTTAGTGTTAATTTAATCTTATTCATAACGAACCTCCCTAAAATATAAGTTAGTTCGTTATGAATATTTATATTAAATTAATATCCCCTACGTTGTTTGGATGCAGCTCTTTTTGTAATGCCCTTTTCAGAAGCATAAGCTGCATTGGTCTGCATACCTTCCCTGTCTTTCTTACAGGTATTCTTTACAGTACCTTTGATGTCACCCCTCAGTTCAGCAGGAATGATGTTTGAAGCAGGAGTTCTTGCTTTGTCTACAGTAAAATTCATTCGTTTCTCCCTTTAGTTTTTAGTCTTCAAATGTTGATGCAGGTGCTGCTACTGGTGCTTGCTGCTCATTGAACTGAGTCTGAATCTTCTGGATGATAGGACTTACAACCTTAAAAGGTCCCTCTGTCAAAATACCAAATACTACATTGAGTTCATCCAAAGTGAGACTGAGCTTAAATTCCTGAGTAGATGTTTCTGTTGCCATAATGTGTTTCTCCTTTTTTAGTTGTGAGGGCTGAGAATCCCTAAATCCTCAATTAAGTTCTTTCCTTGGGAACACCCTCTTTGGGTTTAGACTACATAGTTTTCAATCTCTTTTACAAGAGAGCTGATACCTTTTTCACTCAAGCTGATTAGGCTCAAGGACTTATCTGACCAACCACCATATAATGAAACTTTAGGTTTGGTCATATCAAATGGACTAGTACCTCTATATCCTGCAAGATCAAATGAATGCAGGTAACACTCTTTATACTTGCTAGAGTATTTAGCAAACAAATCTCCACCCTTTGAACTGGTATGAGCATAACCCTCAGTCATAGTATAGGTCTGCATATCTGAGAATACTATGATACGGTCATACTGCTCTGTAATAAGGTCAAATGCTGTTGTAAGGTATGTTGCATACCCAACACCTGAGTTACGAAGCTTGTTCATGTTGGTGAAGATAGAATCATTAGAAGACAGATACATCTTCTTAGCTTTCTCTCCAAAAGGAATGACAGTTACTTCTTCCCCTTTAGCTACACATATAGCTGTGAACAGGTTACCCAGTTCCTTATATGAGATAGAAGACTTATCAGCAAGCAAACCATCCATAGAACCAGATTCATCTACAACAATGCAAGTCTTACCTTCAAACTTAGGCATGTTGACTACTGATAGCTGGATAGAAGTTTCTAATGCACGAAGCACTTTAGCTACACCCTGAGTTGGATTATAAGCAAACTCAGTTGTTAATACTTTATAAGCTGAATAAAATCTGAATGGAAGCTGTCTTGAATTAACAATAGTCTTCTCATCAGTTAAACGTGAGATAACAACTTCAATAGCTTGTGAAGAAACATCAGCTTTGAGAATGTTGTTCAGGTTACGAAGTAGTGCCATGATAGGCAATACAAACATACCCTTCTCATTCTTAGAAGTAATAAGACCTTCCCATGCTTTTTTAACAGCAGCAGTATCACACTTCTTGATAGCTGAGATGGTTGTTTCCCAAGTATAAGGTGTAGTGATAGTGTCCTCAAGAATAGACTTGTAGAGTGCAGCTTCTACCTCATTCTTTGGTTTAGGATGAGCAACATTGATAATGTCTTTCATCTTGAGAGCTTTTCTTTTACCCTTGTACTTAGAAAGCTGGTACTGGTCAAACTTATGGATAGCTTCAGCTATACCTTTCTTAACTGAGTTTGCTACCTTGTTGTTGTTTAATGTACGATGAAGTGATACTATCTCCAACATATCATCAGGACGAACACATACATTAGAAACATACTCTTTAGTATATGTATTTCCTACTTCATTAGATGCAAGTTCCCCTGCAATCAGATGAGAAATAGAACGTAGGTTAAACTCTTTACGTGCAAATAGTCCAAGGTTACGAACAAACTGAGCACCAAGAGCACCCTCAGCAAGTATAGACTGAATGTTCTTCTTGATATCTGGTGTGTTATCACCATAGTATTTTGCTTCATTGACAAAAGTAGTCAATGCTTGAAGAGCAAGTTTCTCTTTGAGATTCTTGTTATCATAAGCAACACCACCAGCAAGGTTAACAGTTTTGTTTGTGTTTACAGCAGAAGTCTGATTGAATTTTGACATGGGAGTAAAGCTCCTTTAGTTATTTAGTTAGTTTTAAATTGGAGAAAGACAATTAAACACTGTGTGTTGACGGCTGTTCTACCACTGAACTACATTAAATTTCTTAATGATGGGATTCGAACCCACGACAAGCTGTTTTGATAACGAAGTAAGTTTAATTTGTGCTCCAATAATTTAGCATTAGAAGAAAAACGAAAATGATTTTTAAGTTTTACCATTAAACTACAAGAGTCTTACGGCTCTTGGTGGGATTCGAACACCACATCTTTGTATTTACGAGTACGATGAAATCATTTTCTGTGCTTCTAAAATTGTTATGGTCAGAAAAGCAAGAAGAATTTTTTATCTTTGCCGATGGAATTCTTCCTTGTGCTGACCAGTGTTTGGGAGCAGGAGAGAGATTCGAACTCTACAAAACAGGTGGTTATGAGCCACTGCCCTACCCTGAGTTCCTGCAACATGATGGTAAAACCTGAAATGAAATCGTATATGGGTGAATGTTTCTTTTACCAGATTACATTCAAAGCTGGTTTTCTGGATGGTGTGTTTCGGCACTACCATTTTTCTGTCCTACAAGTAGGACATTACCAGAGCAGGTATCATAACGAAGTAACCATAGACTGTGATTTCAGGTTTAGTTATTAACTTGTAAAGAGCATATCATACTTTTTTCAATCTGTCAATTAAAATCTTTCTGAGTAAAATCGTCAATGGGATGTACTCCCTCATAACGGGAGGCTTACATGGAGTACAAAAACGGATACTTTACGTTAGTATCATACGAAGAGGGTTAATAAGATAGAATACGATTAGATATCATTATCGAAGTAACCATTCACTGTGACTCAGAAAGATTTTAAAAGACCAGCCCACCCAGAGAGCTTCTTGTTTTTAACGTGGAGTGCTTCTCAACTGCCACAACATACTACAATCTATTTACTCTTTGCTACTAGAAATTGAACTCTACCACACTTATTTATAAAAGTCAAATAAAAAATTCACTTAGTTCCAAATTCCTGATAAATCTACATCCTTAAACTTAATAGAAATAAGGTCAAGCAGAGTTGGAGTTCTTGGGTTTCTAACCAATGAAAGACCAGCTTCACTGTTAAGTTGATTACCTTTAGCATTGTTACAAGGATAACAACTACAAACAGTATTAGCAAAAGTATTCTTTCCACCTCTTGAAGTAGGAACAACATGGTCAACTGTTGCTTTGCTCTTTGGTACTTCATGACCACAGTACTGACAAACATAGTTGTCTCTCAGGAAGACAGTCTGCTTACTCCATGATATAGTTCTTTTAAACATATGAGCAATAGACTTCAGCAACCTAACAACTTTAGGAGCAAAGAGAGATTCATGAATCTTCTTATCAGAAGACTGAACAACTTCCACTCTTTCTTTACAGATAAGTTTGATTGCTTTCTTTAGAGAAATAAAAGCAATAGGTTGATATGTGTAGTCCATTAAAATAACTTGTTCCATTGTATTATTCCCCTTCTATGTTTTTTTGAAATACTAGCTCTCTTGTATCAAGATTCAGGCAACATAAGTTACCAAAGTCTGGAGCCATGTTAGTGAACACACAACCATTATCAATTGATGTATATCTATTATTTATAATTCCTTCTTCAATTTCACACTTTGCATGTATAGTATGTCCAATAATAACATACTTACCATGCACAAGTTTACCATAATACTCTCTTGCTTTAGGTCTTGACCACAGCATATCATCAGTTGATGTGTCTGCTACTGGGTTAGTTGTATTGAAATCCAATCCAGCATGAACCAAAATATAATCATCTAGTTCTATAATCTTTTCCATCTTGTTATAAAATTCCCAATGGCAAGAAGGTATCATATCTACCCATGAAACTTCCATACTCATACCATTATAACTTTCAAGTGTAGCTGCTCCACCACTCTGCAACCACATTTTTTCTACATGAGCTGACTTAGCAGACTCAAACAAAAACTCTTCATGGTTTCCCATCAAACATCTGATAGTATAACCATGTCTTTGCATGAAGATAATATCATCTACCAATCCTGACACATCAGACCCTCTATCAATGACATCACCAAGAATGTATAGTGTATCATCCTTGGTGAAGTTGATGAGCTTTAAAAGGGCTTTAAAGGTCTTTCTACACCCATGTATGTCACTGATAGCATATCTCATTAGGTATTCATCCTTATCTTCTTTGTATTAGTAATGAAAGTATACTGGAAAATGTATGGAATGTCAACTACTACATAGATTTCTTTATCAAACAAATTACTAAACACAATGAAGTTACCTTTGTTCTTGTTGCACCATTTGCAGCATACAATAAGATTATGTACCCCATAGTTTTTTTCTAATTTGTCTACAGGAATAATATGGTCTAGGGAAGCTTGTTCTAGTTTGATGGTTTTTTTGCAGTAAGGGCAAAGACCTTTCTGTTCTTTCCAAAGTCTAGTTCTAGTTTGAATTCTAGTCTTAGCATCTTCTCTCATTAGTTTATCTTTCTTGGAGCCAGTGATAGGAATTGAACCCACAACCTCATCCTTACAAGGGATTTGCTCTACCAATTGAGCTACACTGGCTAAGTGTATTTGTTATTCTCTTATAACATTTTATTTTACATTTGTCAACAATTTTAACACAAGCTTTGCTTTATCAAGTTTATACTTCAGCTCAGACACATCTTCCTTCTGGCTCTTCCTGTAATCAATCTGCTTGGTAAGGAACTCAATGTAGTCCTTCTCATGCTGCACTGGGTCTTTCTTTGGCTTCTTCATATGTTTTCCCATGTGACTTTTCCTTTTTATGGCAGGAGATGAAGGTGCTGCCCCCTCTTCTCTGGGGTTGGAATCCAGAATCCTAGCTGGTGGACGAATCTCCCATAAAAATTATACTTCATACTGTCCTAGAGCATGACCTTTCCTACTCTGACACAAGACCACACTTGTTATATCCAACATGGCTTTATGAACTGGGTCATTGTAGTCATCATACTTCTGCTTTGCTGCTACTCCATCAGTTGTGATAGAAGACTTCCTATCTCCATTCTTGTGATAAGTGACCACTTCATATTCCCAAGGTCTACTGTTGTAATCCATTCTTTCATTCTCCTTTAGTTTGTACTACTTGGAACCCCATATCAGATTCGAACTGATGCATGAAACCTTCGTAGGGTTTCTCCACTCCTATTGGATGGGGCATATCTTTTGGTAGCTGAAGCTAGTGCTGCCCTAGCTTATCAATCCGTATGAAGGACTAACGGTTGCTGAACCTTCAGCCATATATCCGTACTGACATAAATCTGTACTAGCCCTCTGGTCTTCGAGCAAATATGTCTGTACGGGTAAATCTGTTCAGAGAAAGGAATCGAACCTTTTCCCTCCCACCTCCACGGATGGGTGCATCCATTATGCTCTCCGTTCATTTCTTACTGGTGCATCCTGTTGGTTCTGCCCCAACCTATCTGGCTTTTCAGACCAGTGCTTTCACTAGATTAGCTTAGGATGCATGTTGGCTTCTCCTTGCTCTGAGGAGACATTTAAGGGCATCTGCACCCACCTAGTTTTATTTCAAACCATATATGTTCTTCAACAGATGAGAAGCAAGCTTACCATCATATTGACCTTGATACTCTTGTTGCAGGTACTTCATGACCAGACCCATCTTAAAGTTCTGAGTCTTTTCAAGGTAACTAGATATAACCAATCTCAGCTCTGGGTCAGTCATCTGCTTTGGTCTGTACTCTGAAAGAATCTCAATCTCCATACTGGCTTTGACACTATCAGTCTCACCAATGGTTGCTTGTGCTATGACAAACTCAGCATTGTCAATGAACTTCTTGATGATAGAGAGAACCTTCTGGTCTTCAGGCTCTTTGTCTTCCTTACAAGCATCAGCTATCAGACAACCCAACAGGTTCTTCTTGATATTCTCTTTTGCTTTGAAGGCTACAATCCTGTCAGCTCTAATCTTTTCTATCAGCTTCATTAGTTTTCTCCAGTTCTTTCAAGTCATTCTTTAAGTCTCTGATGGAATAGTTCTTTCCAACCCAAACCATCTTATCAAATCTTTCATCTTTTGTCAAGCTTTTTAATATGTCTTCTACTTTCATTTGTTATTTCCTTTTCTACCTCTGTTCCATCCTTCTAACTCCCATATACTCAATTCTTCTATTTTAATCTTTCTATTTAGCCCATTCTTGGTTATCCAGCAGGTTCCAAATTGTGAATTTTTCTCCCCTGTTAACTTAGAAGTAACCTCACCAATCTTCTTTTTGGATTCCTCTGTATGTCGTTTTCCATTAAAGGTTCCATTTGGATTTTTAATTTTATTTGCTGCTACTCCTAATTTATAAAATTCTTTCATCAATTCTTTTTTAGACTCTCTCATAGTATCTTGGTACTTTTTTCTATATGTTAAATCTTCCTTTAAAAGGGTCAAATGTTTCATTCGACCCAATCCCTGTAGTTCTGGTGAAATGTTTATACCATCAAACCCTGTACCACCAGTTATTAAATTTAAACACATTTGGTCTGATAGTGTTGAAATATTGACAAATATTTTTTCTCGTTCTCTGAGAAAGTTTCTTTCAGGACAAAACTCAACTATCTCTTTGGTATGTTTATCTTTACCATGTTTTTTAATAGAATACCAAAGACGTTTACCAGAACCAAAATATTCATCATTGATATTGTCTGTAGAGTGCATACCAATATAATATTTACCATCATGTCTAGTAATTTTATAGATATAATGAAACAGTTTTTCTTTTCTCATTTTTGTTCTCCTTTATAGTATTTATAAAAAGAGTACAAAAAGTTCTCAGAAGAGGATGTTGGATTCGAACCAACATAGTCTTTCGACACAGATTCAAAGTCTGCTGCCTGACCGTTAGGCTAATCCCCTATGTTATTTGTTGGCAAGGGTTGATGGTAACTCTCCACCTTTTTCAGTTTCAGAGACTGACACATTAATTTTATGTTAAACCCCTATAATGTTTTGGAGCTTGTTGGAGGATTTGAACCCCAAGTTTTAACTGGTTTGCAATCAGTTTCCACAACCATGTGAACACAACAAGCATACTATTTGGAGGAAGGCTGAGAACTTGCATCCCACACTCTTTCAAGTGCAATCTGTTTAGCAAACAGTTGTAGTCACTTAACTACTTAACCTTCCAATGCAAACTATGTTTCTTATTGTTTACAAAAACATACATCAATGTAAACTATACTTTCCATTATGGAGTGTAGGGTGGGAGTTGAACCCACTAACATAAGAGCCACAATCTTACGGCTTTCCACATTGCCTTCTTACACAATAACCTAGTAAATCTAATACACAATAACATAGTTGGAGCACACTAGGAGATTCTAACTCCTGACATATCCTATACCAAAGGATTGTTCTTACTACTGAACTAAGTGTGCAAAGATTACAAAGAAAAACGAAGATACTTGTGTTACATGTCAAATTAAAAGTTTGATTTCGAAGTAAGTATATTCTGTGCTTTGTAATTCTTACAATTTTCAAGATGAAATCTACTTATTATATGTTTTGCATAAGTATTTAAACAATAAGGGCAAGTGATACGTTCTCTCTTTAAACCAAAATTGGGAGAATTTTCCCCTCTTAAATTATTTTCTTTTCTTGATGCTGAAATTTTATCTCTATGTGATTGAGATTTTGGTAGCTTACCATTCTTTGTTATTACCTCTAAAAACTTGTCTGGGTTATTTTTTGAAAAATGATTATCAGATATTTTTTGTTTAGTTTCATCTGAAGCTTTTCTACCTTTTTTCATATCACTTATTAATTGTTTAACTTCTTCTGTATGCTTTAATCCTGTTCTATCATGCAAATTATTAATATGTATATAGTCCCAACCACCTTCTCCACCAAGTTTTAAGTTCATACACAAAGGATTGGATAAATGTTCTCTTGTGATTATTTTTTGCTCTAATAATTTTAATTCTTCAATAGAAGAAGCATGACCCAAAATTTCTCTAGTATGTTGTTCTACTCCATGTTTTTTAATAGATTGTTTAAGTATCTTACCAGAACCAAGATACCCATCATTTAATTCTGAAGTACTATGCATTCCTAAATAATATCTTCCATCTGTTCTAGTTGTTTTATAAACGAAAAAATATTTTTTCATGTTTCATCTCCATTGGTTTATATGTATTTATGAAAATGAAACAGTAGCATGTATTGGCAGCACATGAGGGACTTGAACCCTCTTCTCTTGTTAGACAGACAAGGATAATACCTATATAAGAATGTGCCATACTAATGAGGTAAGCTAGGGACTTGAACCCTAAAAACAGTTTCTTAGACTGTCCTACAAGTTTTCAAGACTTGCTCTTCATCCAGCCAGATGCTTACCATTTACTTTGGTGGAAAAGTGAGTATTCGAAACCCAATGTGTTACCATCTCATTGCTTTCCAAGCAAGTCCAGAACCCTGTCTGGTTACTCTTCCATATTTTATTGTTTTAAAAGAAAGATTGAATGTAAAAACTCTTCTTCTATCTTTTTATTATCTACTTCCTCTTTTCTTTTGTTAATTAGTTGCATAGCTTCAGGAGTTAGAAAATAATATTCTACTGCTTTATCTAATGCATCTGTCATAGTACTCCTTATATTTTGGTGGACATACTCAGATTTGAACTGAGACTTGGCAGATTAAAAGTCTGCTGTGCTAACCATTGACACTACATGTCCATTGGTAGGGGCAGCAGGACTTGAACCTTGCAACTTACTGGTTAAGAGCCAGTTACTCTTCCAATTGAGTTATACCCCCATATTCTGTTTTCGTACTTTCTGTTTTCGTTTCATTGTAATAGTCCTTATATGGTACATTAACTCAATTTTCATCTATAATAGTCCATATATGAACCATTATGTTTGGTACTGGTGAAGGGTGTCGAACCCTCGTTCTCTGATAGAAAGTCAGATGTTCTTCCGTTAAACTACACCAGCATATCTTTAAAACAAAAAACCCTCTGCCATTTCTGGAGAGGGTTTTAGAAAAATCTATTTCTTACTAGATTAAATCTTTTTATCCCCATCCCCTTTAGGACGTGCATCACGGCACTCACTCATGGAATCTGTCCATGACTGTTTTTGTGTATGTGATTTTGTAAATGTAAATGTAAATGACTTCATTTGAAGCTCCTAAAAATTGTCTATACTTCTATTTATAAAAATCAAAAAGTTTTTATTTGAGAGGTACTGTCATACCTCTCAAACTGGGCAAAAAGAAAACCACTACGAGATGTTTATACTTATACCACAACTTATTCTGTTTGTCAAGCATTTATTTTCACATCAATGCTTTTTATTTTTTCTCTTGTGTTTCCAACCACTTCTAACATCATTGACTTCCCAATCCTTTACTTTGTCCATATATGCTCTACAATCATCATAGGTTGGAGCTTTGATATAAGCAACTGGTTCAGATTGAATTTCTACATCATATCCTAATTTGTTCAGTGTAGCAGCAGTAGCATAAGCAGTACCACCATCATCTATCACTAATACTCTCACTCTGTTTGTAGGAGAGGTATTAGTAGTCACATCATGCATTGTTACCATCTTTAAGCTCCCACTATAATAAGTTTATCAACTGCTCTGGTGACTGCTGTATATAACCATTTGTTATGGTCAGCACCTCTACCAAGATATTCTTCAAACAATAGTACTCTTTGAAACTGACTACCTTGACTTTTATGTACTGTTATAGCATAACCAAAATCAAACTGTTCAATCTCTTTATCATACTTCTTTGGCTCTTCACCTCTGAAGATATTATCATCTATCTTCACACTGAGCCATTCATACCCTTCATCACTCCTAAAACTCAATTTGGAGGTCTTTTCTTCATAGGACATACATTCACCTGTCATCCCATTGATAAGACCATTCATGTTGTTATTCTTTAGGCATATCAACTTATCAGATGGCATTGGTAATCCAAGCTTCATTCCCTTGGAAGTCCTAATCTGATTGTTCAAACTAGTTCTTGTTCTATTTTTACCACATAAGATTTGAGATGCAAGTTTCATCAGGTCTAATGAAACCTTTCTATCTGTTATCTTTTGTACTGTAGTACCATAACTTCCATACTTAATACTCTTTCCAAGTCTTGCTTGGTTGGCAACCCATATGATAGGATTGTCCAGAGCTTGTCTATGGATTGTTTCTAATCTATAATTAGGATTGAGCATCAGATTGATTTGGTCTCTTGACACTGGTGGTAGCTGTCCGTGGTCACCAACATATAAAACTGGTATACCAAAAGATTCCAAGTCCTTCTTTAATACTTCTCCTACCATTGAAGCTTCATCTACAACAATCAAACAAATATCAAGTGGCATATCTTCAGGAAGATTCTTTATAAACCTAACAGTCTCTACACCATTTTTATCTTTAGACACTAAAGGTTTATAAATCAAAGAATGAATTGTTGTTGCTGGTAATCCTTTTTGTCTGAGTACCATAGCAGCTTTGCCAGTGAAGGCACAATAACAAACTTCATTATCTTGTAAACCTAAGTCATCAATGATATATGGTACTATTGTTGACTTACCTGTTCCTGCTAAACCAGCTAATATAAAAGGTGTTTTTGCTGCAAACTTATCACTAAACCATTCTTTAATCAATGTTACTGCCATTCCCTGTTCATCAGTTAGGGTGATGTCTGCCATTGTATCCTCCTGTTAGTTTGTACCCCATACAGGTTATGCTCCTGTGATTATCACTTATAAGGTGATTACTTTACTATTAAGTTAATGGAGTATGTTAAGAGTGTCCAGTTAATCCTGATGTGTTCTAGAATACCTTCAGGAATCCTCATGCTGTCGGTTAGAGCTAGGCTGGACTATACCAAATATTTTTGTATGATTTCAAACTCTTTCTGATATCCTAGAGGACTTAAATGAAGTCCATCTACAGTATGGTAGGGATTCAAAAAATCCATTCCCATAGTAACAATATTATGACAAGGATATGTTTCAGGCTCAAAGATATATCCATTTGCTGTACAAATGTTTTTAATCATACCATTGTAGCTTTTGATAATGACATTGTTTCTATTACGTGCCATAGGCAACATATTGTTTATAGGTCTGATAGCACAACAAACAACATTCTCTGCTCCAACCTTGTTACCAAGTCTCATTGTTAATTTACGATAGTTAGCTTCAGTAGTTGCTTGAGGAATATTAAACCCAATATCATTAGTACCAATGTTGACAATAACCTTTTTAGGTTCTACTTTCTCTACCAGATTCATAAGAGCAAGTGTACCATTAGTCATGTCACCAGCAACACCAAAGTTTATATAACCTTTAAGGTATTGAGTGGATGCCCAACCTTCAGTGATTGAATCACCCATGAACATAACTTGATTCTTTTCATACTTAGTAGTAGCAAATTCAACAACCTTATCCTGCCAATGGGTCATTGGCATTGGTTCTACATAACCAAATAACTTTGCTGCTGAAAGAAATGGATTTGTCATATTTTGTTCTCCTTGTGGATGATGATGGATTTGAACCACCAATACTCTATGAGTGGCAGATTTACAGTCTGCTGTCTTACCATTAGACTAATCATCCAATAAAAATGGGTTATCGTTGCTTCTTAGCTAAGGTGTATGACCACCTACACTGATTCTGCTATTGTCACCCACATTGTTTAACTCTTGATGGCTCCAGCAAGAGGCATCGAACCTCTCTTACGACATTAACAGTGTCGGACTTCACCTTGAAGATACTGGAATATAATTTTTATTAGACCAAGGAGAGTTTGGCACACTCTCAGGTACACGTTAATTTCAGAGGTATATCATATTAGTGTTATAGCTCATTGTCTATGGTCTCTATATGAATATATTCCTTCCTCTTACTCTTTGCCCAGACCTGTCTAAAAAATTGACTGACTAACTCTATCTTCCATGTAACTAGTATAACAGGAAGACCCTCACCTTAATAGTAATGTTGGCTTTTTCTTAGGGAGTTTTCATCCACTTGCTCTAGCAAGGAGTCAGGTGCATGATGTCAGTCAAACTATCGGAAACCTTGTGAGGTTTTACAAGCACTCCTCTTGAGTACCCAACCATTAACAAATATATCATACTTTTTTTATTTGTCAAATACTTTTATCCAAAAAACTTTCCAAAGAAACATCTAGTACAATAAACACCAATCCCAGTTTTAAAATAAAAACAATCAACTAAGTAAATAGTACCAATGATTCCACTTATAATACCATAAGCATATTTAGCTTTCTCTTCATTACTGTAATGAAGTGGAACACACCATTCTTTTTTAGCTGGAAACTTTTCTGTTATAGTTCTCTCAGTGAAGTACCACCACTGATAACTTATTGGTACTGATAATCCCCACATAAACCAATAATTAATATCCCAAGGTGTTAATATCCTAACAAACCCTTGTAGCACAATCATTGTTAGCATACCTGATACATTGATAAACAAAACACCTATCAAGATAAAAATTCCAAGTACACCTAGTATTGCTGTTACAAATCCCATTGCATCATCAAATGAATCTGACATGATATCCTCCTAAGTTTAATTTCTAGTAAGAAGATATCATAAATTCATTTGATTGTCAAGATGTTTCTTTTATGGTTGAGGTGGTGAGTGCTGCCCTCACTGTCTCAGTCTTATCAGGACTGTGCAGATGCTGTTTTGCTTCACCTCAATAATGGTAGGTCTGGAGGGACACGAACCCTCAATCCTTTCGGCACTGGCTTCTAAAACCAGCATGTATACTTTCCAACACAGACCCATATTCTTTCTGGTAGCTCTGGAGGGACACGAACCCTCAATCTCTTACGAGCCAAAGTTTTTAAGACTTTGATGTATACTTTCCAACACAGAGCCATATTATTTTTTATTTCTACCACCATATGTATTTGTCTGTGAATGACAATTCGGACATAAAAATCTTAGATTGGTTTCTATATTATTCTTCCAATCTCCGTCAATATGGTCTATATGCAAAGTAAGACTTTTGTTGTTATATACATCAGATATAAGACAATGCTCACATTCATATATTTTACCCCTTTCAAGTAAAGCTCTTTTCAAAAGGGCAACTTTAGTACGAGTATCATTCTGTGACACAATTAAAAGTTCATCTGATGTTAATTGGCTCTGTGGTAGAAACTTTCCTTTACTCCACAACTTACCAGTAAAGTGTGTAAAATCTATCTCAAATTTTACTACCATCTTTTTAATGTGTGTCTGATTGCTTCCTGTAACTGGGATTTGTAAATACCGTGTTACTCCAGCAAATGACACAGATTGTGTTACTGCTTCTTCTAAAATTTCTTTAGTATATTTTCTTGATGAATATGTTCGTGCCATAAATTATCTCCTTGTATGTATTTATACTAGGAGATTGAAGAGCACTTAAAACTTATGTGTACTCCAATTGGTACTAGAGACAGGACTTGAACCTGCATGGAGTTTCCTCCATTACCACCTCAAGGTAACGTGTATACCATTCCACCACTCTAGCATATCTTTTTTTCTGGTAGCTCTGGAGGGACTTGCACCCTCAATCCTTTCGGCACTAGTTTTTGAAACTAGCATGTATACTTTCCAACACAGAGCTATACTAATTTTGGCATCCCTAGTAGGACTTGCACCCACGACCTAGAGTTTAGAAGACTCTTGCTCTATCTAACTGAGCTATAGGGACATAATTGTTTTGGAGCTGCATGTCAGAATTGAACTGACATCCTAAGCTTGGAAGGCTTTCATAATACCATTATACTAATGCAGCTTATTAAATTATAGAAGTATGGTCATTGCTCTCTAAGGAAGGATTCGAACCTTCAATGGATTTCTCCCACCCAATGACAGGCAGCAGGTGTTAATTCACCTACAAGTGACGTGTGTGCCTCTAGGGTATACCAGTTCCCCCACTTGTCTTCTATAAAAATTTTAAAAGAACATATCCCGACAATAATCCTGACAAAGTGTCGGGTTCCTACTTGGTCGGTGTGGGGAATTTCGAAATCCCGTCCTCTCCACTCCAGATGGAGTCGTCTGCCTCTGACTTACACACCGAAAAACTTGCTCTGAATAAAGGTGTCGAACCTTTCCTCTCTGCCTATAGTACAGAGCTACCCTCCACTGGGCATTCAGAATATTGGTACTTCCTGTAGGACTTGCACCCACTTATATCTGTTTGTAGGACAGACCCATAGCTATTCTGGCAAGGAAGTATATTTTGGTCAGGTGGTTGAGAACTACCCTCAACATCTTGGAGTCCCAATGACTCCTGTTCTATATTTGAACTACAACCTGATATGGTGGTCTCTAGGCAGAATCGAACTCCTTGCCACATGGGAAATGCTTTACAGGCATCTGTCAGCACCAGCTAACCTTACTTGTAGAGACCATATTCTATTTTTGAAAGCTTTCTACTAAACCTTTTACACTGTAACCTTGTTCAATTAGTTTTGTTAGAGCAAAGTTGCTTGCATTTTCAAGAACAAAACTTATATCATACTTTTCTTTATTTGATAACATAAAAACTCCTTATTAGTTTGTGGAGAATTAGGGAATCGAACCCTACGATAACTGCTTGCAAAACAGCCAAGAACCCCAGCTCAATCATCCCCCAAAAATAAAAACCCTCTGTTAATTTTCATCAACAGAGGGTTTGGTTAGGTATATAAACTTTAAACCTTTAACTCTCTGTTGGGTCTCCATTGGCATTAATATAGCCGTAGAGTCCTGCTACATTAATAGCTGGTACTGCTGGTATATTATTATGTCTGAGATTCCTGTTTGTCATTTCTTTAGTCCTTGTAAAAATGTTCATATACTTCTATTTATAAAAATCAAAAAGTTTTTATTTAGAGGGAAGAGGTATCACCTTCAACACAGAGGTAATTAGCTAATTTACTTGAGTATCTGTTCCCATTCTTCCCATCTAAATAAGGTTCATGACTAGCATGGTTATTACTTATACCACACTTTTATTCAGTTGTCAAGCTTTTATTTTCTTCAGTGTTAATATTTTTATTTTTCTCTTCTACTTCATCAAGAATATCTTGAGCACATTTTTTGTAACCAATATTATATCCAACCCAATATGTTACAAAAGTTATCATACCAGTAAGTGATGCCTGACAGATTGCTACCCATGTACTAAATTCCATTTGTTCTTTCCTTTCTTAAATAGTTTCTAATGCTTTTGAAAAATCATCCCAGAAAATAGTTTTAAAAAACTCCTCTGCACTCACACCATGTATTTTAGCATCTTGTGCTGACTCTACACCAAATCTAACTGTAGCTTCAATATATGGTGTAAAGGTCTCTTGGTCAACCCCTCTTTTAATACTTGTTACACAGCTCATTCGTTGTGCTCCTTATTTCCAGTAGTAATGTTTTTTCCACTCTTTGATACACTTCTGAATGTTAAAATATTTTTCATCATATTGAGCATGGTAAGTAAATCTTCCAACAGAACAATCAGATAATAATTTATTTCTATATTCAAGTGCATCATTAAGGGTGTGTCTTGAATACCAATCACAGATATCATATTGGTCATAAAACTTTTTGTAATGACCACCAGAAGAAATCTCTTCTAGGTATTTAGCTCTTCTAATTTTTCTATTAGCAAGCTGCTTGTCATGTTTTCTTCTACGTCCAAAGTCTTGAGTCACTGGTGTTTTCTTATAACTTCTACTCATTGTGTTACCTCCATTAGGTTTGTGTTCTACCTAATGGAAAAAATTGTAGTAATAAGTTTTCATTCTGTCACCTCATAAAATACATATTCCCAATCATCAGCATGACCAGATTCCCAATCAGTGCTGGTCACATCACATCTAACTGAGTAAAGTTTTCCTTGTTGGATATCATCAGGAAGGACAACTCCACCACATCCCATCTGCTCTTGGACAGTATCCCAATACCAATCACACTTAGGACATCCTGAACAAGATTTTCTCTTGAGAAACTTCAGTCCTTGCTTGAGGTGAATGTCACCACCAAACTCATAGAAGTTGTAGTAACCCCTGAAGAAGAGTCCTTTGCAGTCTTCTCCTTCAGGGAGATTATATTTTACTTCTTCAAACTTTAAAAAACCTTCAGCTAGTTCTAACTGAAACTTGTCCATTGGATATTTTTTCCTTTAAACTTGCTATGGGTAATAACATATTAAAGCCATAAAAACCTGCTTTCCTCTCTCTAGCTTCCTCTGTAATTAGTAATTCATCTTGATATTGTTTAACAATTACAGTTTTGGCTATACCACATAACAAAATTTCATTAGTTCTTGTTCCTTCTATCCTTTTTCTCAAAGCCATTATTTGTGGATATGTTGGGTTTAATGGTACACATGGATAATTACCATATATAGCACACTTTATTCCAACATTCAATCCTAATGGTTTTAAATCTGGACTATCATAATCTTTAGATAACCCATGTGTCCAATCAATAAAATTTAATCCTAACCATTTTTCTACAGCCAACTCACCAAGCATACCAGTAAGTTCTCTTTCCCATCTATAATCAGTATCAGTTTTCCATTGTGATATTTTTTTAGCTGCTCTTTCACTCACAATAGGATAACATGGTTTGATTTCTTTTTCTGTAAGTGTAATAACTACAGCATTTTTTAAGTATGGGTCAATATGTGTTGGATAATAATCAACTTTTTTATTCATTAAGTTCTCCTATACAACATTCATTGCTGTTCCACAGTTGCTACAAAACTTTGGGAATCCTCTATAGGTTGTACCACAAGTTTCACATGTAGCTTTTGCTTGAACAATGATTGGTATCGTAACTTTCTTTGTTGCTGTCTCACCTCTAAGTATCAAAGTGATAACATGTTTCTCCATCTCTAATGCTCCAATATGTCCTGCCTTAAACTGCTGGTTAGACTTAGAACCTTTGACTGTTATTCCATCATCACTAACTGGTGTATAATGGTCAGACATTACATCAATATTTTTACTTCTAAGAAGGTTGCCACCAGTTTTAGTTTCTCTCTCATAAGAAACTCCAGCACAACATGAAGCAGTAAACTCAGAAACACTTGAACCATACACAGTATTAAGTCCAGCACCACCATCACAATCTGCACTTGAACCAATCCTTGTGTTATAAATGTTATTAGGAAAAGAATTGTTGTTATAAATCCAAGTTGCTATTGGAGGTGGAGCTTGTTCAAACTGATATTCAATCCTGAGAATACCATCATCAACTTTGTCACCACGAAAATCTGATATCTGTTTTGTTTTTTCAATGAACAAAAATTTGTTGCCTTCATTCAGATTGTTATCTGATATGAATCTTTCCAGCTCAATCTCTGTGTTTGGTTGGAGAACTAAAGCTCTTCCACCAAGAACATCTTGCCCATCAATAGAAACCAGAACCCTAGCTTTTCTTGCATGAAGATTCTTTAACAGGATACTGTATTCACTTTTGAATGGGAGATAGACAGTTGGAGCTGTGTTGGCACTTCTATCTTCCCTAAGTACCTTGCCATTTGCCTTTACTACTGCTACTAAGTTTGCATTGAACATCATGATAACTTCCTTTCCACTCACTGACTAAGAGTGCATTGTTTAAAGTCAGTTGGATATGGTGCTGCTTTTTGTATTAGTATTTATAAAACTAGTAACCTCTTTTTATATCATTTTTTAAATCTGTAACAACTTCAGCAACTTCTTTGGCAACTGACCCTGTTACTTCTTTAGCTGCACTGGCAACAACTGCTACAGGAGCAACCACAACAGAAGCTACATCACCAACTACTCCACATAAATCTCCGAATAATCCCATGTCTTTTCCTTTCGTTTAGAAGTGTTCTTCCTCATCTGAGAACAGATGTTTACCATATGTTATTTTCTGTATGGCTTTCTCCAAGTCATGCATGGCAAAACCAGTAAGAAGATAAGACATATTGTACTGTTGTTCTTCTATGGTCATGTAAACTGAGATACCATCTTCAGTTCCATCGTCCACCCACTTATATGACTTTGGTTTCTCTGCATATGCCAACCACATGTTACAGTTGTGGATAACATATTTTATCAAGTCTACTGGGTCATCCGACATACACAAACAGAAGTACCCCATTATGGTCTGAGACCTTTTCTACTATCAGGAACCAATGGCTGGTTGAAGACCTTACCAAAGAACCTGAACAGTCTTGAAAACATTACTGGTGCAACATCAAAGAGTGCTGCCCAAAGGTTAGCTACAGGTATGATTGAAACTACTGCTCTACCAATGATATCACCAAGGGTATCAGTGGGATGATAATAAGCATTTGGCTTTTGAATACATTCAGCCAGTTCTTTCTTATCTTTGCTATAGTTTCTGCCTGTACGAACAGTGTATCCAAAAACACAAAGACTCATGGGAACCCAATACAAAAGGATTCCCATGAGGTTAGTGAGCTGGATAGTGGAGAAGAAATCCATTATCACAGAAGGTAAACTCATGACTGAGCTACCTTCTTCTGGATTTTATTCCTCTGCTTGAAAGCATTGTGCTTGAGTTCATCAAGCTTTTTGATTTGTTGCTGAGGAGTGAGAGCTGCCCACTTCTCATTACGAATTTTTGCTTCTGATTGTCTACGTTCTTTAGACAATCTGTCATTACGAGATTTACTCATGATGACTCCTTTCATTGGTTAGTTGTGTTGCTTGTAGGACTAGAGAGATTTGAACTCACACTTACAAGGGCTTAAACCTTGTGCCTCTACCAGTTGGGCTATAGTCCCATCTACTACTTCAGTGCATCAATCAATGTTAACATACACTGAACATCCATCTTACAAAACTCTACTACCATATCAGATAACAAACTAAAAGTTACAGTGTCCATGTGATTCTCCTTTAAGTTAGTTTAAAACTTATATCACACTTCTTCTGGATTGTCAACAACATTTTTATAATCTGTCCAAAGATGTAACAAAGGCATAAAGAAAGCTACAATACCTTTACAAATAAACATTAAAAGATTTACCAATCCAATGAACAATGCTGGCACTGTTAACAACATTTTTATAATCAAAATCTTTAACCAATCCATTCTTTCATTCTCCTTAAATTTCAAATAGCCTATCACCTCTAAGCTGTAATGTTTTATTAAAATCTTCTATGTGCCATATCTTTTCTTCAAGCTGGGTGATATCCAAATGGTTTCCCTTCATCACTCCATCTTTTAAAACTAATATAACACCATGCTGGTCTTTAATATTTATAACATTTCCAATCCAGTTAGTGTAATGATAGAAGATTGTTTCATTCCCATGAGGTAAAAATGTTATGATTGCATCCCTGTCTCTATCATAAACAATATTAAATGGTTCTTCCTTATGTTGAAACTTTACTGTATAGTGTTCTACCCTTGCAGACTGTTTCACTTTAAAATTTACTGTCAACCCTTTAACTTCTTCACCATGTATTGCCTTGAGGATATAAGAATAATTTTCTTCATCTAACCTGATTCCACATCTTTCTAAACATCTCTTCCTACTATGCAGTGCCTGTGATTGACCTTTGTTCATAGTTCTTTGTTTGGTTTTGTTAGATTTAGAATAGGACTCCATGATTTAACCTCCAGTTTGATTTTAATCTTTATACCATACTTTTTTTAGATGTCAAGTTCTTTTTAATACACCTAAATATTTATTTTAGGTGTCTATCATTTTTTATTTGACAGATTGAAAATCTTGTGTTAAAATAACTTGTGTCTGTGAATTATATTACTTATAAGCCTTTATATACTCTCTACAGCTTATTTCTTTTCTTTTAACCTCAGAAGATTTTTATTTGACATATGAAAAGTTTGTGATAAAATAACTGTGTGCTTGTAGATATTAAATCTAAATTCTTTTAACTACAGTAGGTGTATTATAAATAACATTTCATTAAGATTTTATTTGACTTTCCCAGAAAGTGTGGTATAGTTATATCTATGAATTTGTGGGGGAAATTATGTCTGAAACAAAAAAAGAATCATTGATTGAAGGTATCAGGATAAGAAAGAAGAAGTTGATGGAAGAAGCTGTTACTGATGTATTCTTTGATAAAGCACATATGGATACACAATTTGATAACACTCTCCATATAATGAAGTGGATAAATAAAAAGATGGAGTGGGGGCAGCTCCAAAGATTTCAAGAAGAGATTAGAAAGAAAAAGTTTAGAACTCTGTATGAGTTTTATAAAACTGAATCTAATCTGAAGATAACCACCAAAGATGAAATGATGCTGTTTATTGAATCAGATATAAACTATCTGGAAATTTTTAATATCTGTACAGAAATAAAAGAAGTGATGAAGTATCTAGATGAAACCATTGATGCTCTAAAGGCAAAAAGTTTTGAAAGAAAAGATTGGATTACATATCAAATGTTTATTAATGGGAAGTGATAGTGAGTGATTTAAAGATAAGAAAAGTTAATGAAGCAACCTTGAGGATAGAATGCAGCAACTCTATAGCTAGGGAGCTTACTGAATACTTTTCTGCTTTCTCAGACAACTATAGATTTCATCCTAAGTATAAAGCAAAACAATGGGATGGTAAGTTAAGATTCTTCACATGGGAGAATACTCTACCTATAGGTTTGCTCTACAAGGTCAAAGAATTTTGTGCCAAGGGTAGGTATACCCTAGAGCAGTTGTATGAGCAGGGTGAGACTGTCCCTTACTCTGAGTACCTAGCTTTTGTTGATTCTCTTAACATTGATGTAAGAGATGAACATAACAACTCTGTTCCAGTAAGAGACTATCAACTTAAAGCTGCATATGAAGCTATCTGTGAAAAACATCTCAACATGGCTTCTTCTACTGCTTCAGGGAAGTCTTTGATAATCTATATCATTATCAGATGGTTGGTGTCTAAGGGTAAGAGATGTCTTTGTATATTTCCTACTACCATTCTGGTTGAGCAGATATTCTCAGACTTTGCTGACTATGGTTGGGAAGATGTAGAAAATAACTGTTGTATGATATACTCAGGTAAGAAGAGACTGTTGGAAAGAAACATTATATTTTCAACATGGCAGTCACTCTACACTGATAAAGATAAAGATGAGATTGCTAAATTTGATTGTCTGCTTGTAGATGAAGCTCATGGTCAATCTGGTAACAGTAAATCTTTTGCTGCTATATCAAAAAACTGTATCAATGCTGAATATAGATTTGGTTTGTCTGGTTCCTTTCCTGACCCACTGACAGCAGATTGGTTTACTACTGTTGGAGCCACTGGAGAGATTAGAACATACTCCACATATAAAACACTTCAGGATGCTGGACATATATCACAACTGAAAATATATGCTGTAAGACTCAAGTATCCAAATTCATTGAGATATTTAAACTATGAAACTAATATACAGGATGCTACAGATACTGATGAAGACTTTGATGATGAATTAGAAACCACTACACCTAGAGAAAACAAGTATGCTAAGGAAACTGATTTTGTAAACAAACTTGAGTGCAGAAATAAATTTATTGTGAAGCTTGTGCAGAAACTTAAAGGTAACACTTTAGTATTGTTCACTAAGATTGAAGCACATGGTAAGCCTTTGTTTGAAAGATTGAGAGCTGAAGTTACTGGTAAAATGGTAATGTATATTGATGGTAGTGTATCAGTTGCTGACAGAAAACTTATAAAAGCTAGAATGGAAACCAATGATGAGTGTGTACTTGCAGCCACTTATTCTACACTGAGTACAGGTGTTAATATCAAAAGGATTCATAATATTATTTTTGTATCAGGAACCAAGAGTAAAGTTAGAACCATTCAATCCATCGGTAGGGGATTGAGAAAACACATCACCAAAGATTTTATGAAGTTATTTGATTTGGTTGATGACCTCTCTTTCAAGGACAGCAACAAGAAGATAAGGTATGTAAATTTTGCTGTCAAACATTATGGGGAAAGATTAAAGATATACAGAAAGAATGAATTTACAATAGAAACCCTAGAATATGAACTAAAGGAGTAGGTATGATTGAAGAGGAAGAAAGAGTTGCTATACCTAAGAAAAAGAAAAAGGTTAAAAATTATATTAACAATAATGATTTTCTACAGGCATTAGTAAGATGGAAAGAAGCTACCAAGATTGACCCTACGGCAAAGATGGAAGAGTATATTGGTGAGTGCTTCATGAAGATTGCAGTTGGTAGAGCTAGACATCCTTGGTATAGTGGATGGACATTTAAGGATGATATGATAGCTGAAGCTGTCCTTACTTGTATGAAATATGCTCACAACTTTGACCCTGAAAAAACTGATAATCCCTTTGCTTACTTCACACAATATTGTAACAATGCTTTCCTTCAGGTCATGGAGAGAGAAAAGAAGTTGGCTGATTTTAAATTTGAAATGGTGAAGGAAGCTCAGTTAAACTCAGATGAGTATGATTACAAAAACTTTATGAATGATGAGGAATAAGTATGTTGTTTCAGAAATGTGATATCTGTGAAACTCTTGTTGGAGAGATTGAGCAGGACAGACAAAAGAAAATTATGCTGCATGAGTTTGGATTTGTTGACAATAAATGTTTATGTTCTCAGTGTAGAAATGAGAATATGGAAATCAAAAATTTATTAAAAGAATCAGTTGACAAATAAAAACTTTGGTGGTATATTTACCAAATGGAAATTTCAAACGAACTAGAATTTATCTACAGGCTCAATCTTCGTAACTCAAGGAAACATACCAAGGGTTTTAATTTCTCTTGTGATTTCTGTAGGGATACTAAGAGAAGAGCTTATCTTCTCATCAGCTATGATAAAATTGTTTGTTACTGTCACAACTGTAACTCATCTTTATCATTCAGAAAATTTGTTGAGTTAGCTAATCCTGCACTCTTTGAGGACTATAAACTAGCTGAACAAAAACATAAGATAGAAGCATTAAGAAATGGAACTGTTCTTCATAAGAAGCATAATGTTCTTACTACTTTAAATTCAGGTGTTGAAGACCTTAAACTTTTCAAGCTGAATGAAAAGTATTTTATTCCTGCTAAAGAAGTACCTGAGTGTGTGGAGTATTGTAAGAAGAGAAAGTTTCCAGAAGGTGTTATTGATAAGTTAAAATATTGTACACATCCAAAGCTTCAGTGTGGTGGTCATCTTGTCTTTCCTTGCTATTGGAAAGACGGTGAACATGTTTATGCTTTTCAATCCAGAAGTATGAAGGACAAAAGATTTTATATTCATAGTAAGAATGAATCCTTTAAAGTAGCAGGTATCTTTCAAGTTGACCTTACCAAAACAGTTTATATCTTTGAATCTATTATAGATTCATATTACAAACAAAATTCAATAGCAGCAATGGGAGCTGCAATTTCTCAGCAAGTATTAAACATGATACCCAAAGACAATATTTGTTTCTGTTTTGATAATGATGAGAAAGGTGTATCACAATCATTGAAGTATGCTGAAGCTGGTTATAAAGTTTTGGTGTGGGACTCTTCTCTCAAGTGGGCTAAAGACCCAAATGAACTTGCTGTCAAAGGTGAATGGAATCCTGATATGATTGAAAGAATGGTTCTAAATAATATCAAAACAGGATTTGGTGCTATGACAGCATTAAAAATTAAGATGGGAGGGAAGAAAGCAAAATGGAACTCTACGATATCGAAACCCCAAAGGGGATATGCAGGTGCTATGAGGTAAAAAATATTTATCATCCACTCTTTGAAACAGAAGCAGATAATTTTATTGGGCAAGAAGTTTTAAATATTGAGATAGTAAGGGAGAAAGAAGATGTTATATGATTTCACATGTTTTGCTTGTAACCAAACAAGAGAACTTAAAATGTCAATGGCAGAACATACAGAGAAAAAAGACAACCTCTTTTGTGAATGTGGTGGAAAATTAATTCAAAAAGTATCTGCTCCACCTGTTAATCTTGTTGGTGGTGGATGGTATAGAGATGGTTATATCTCAATGGGCAATACTCAGAAAGACCTTGACAAAGAGTTGAGAGTGTATGATAAACATAGGGACAAGCAAGCTCAGGAAAAATATGATAGAGAATTGACTAATGTATGATAAAACAACTATGGGAAGACCATCCAATAATCTTATCTAAGTATCTTAAAGGCAGAGAGATAGAGTGTGAAGAAAAATGGTATGAACTAGTTGATACAATGTTAACAGAGTTAGAACATTCAGACCCAAGCTGTAGAGTACACCAGATTAAAACTAAGTTTGGTAAACTCAGAGTGTATGCAGAGATGTCTGTTGATAAGATTTCTATCATAAACAAAACATTATTAAGGTATGAAGATGAATCTGCTTTCATTGACCCATACCCAAACATAGGAGAACCTAATGAATGAAATGATTATACCTACTACCATGAGGGGCTTCAAAGAGTTTACTCTCAAGATGGTAGAGATGTCTCAGAACAATAATATCCAAGTTGGGGATTTCATTAAGATGAACCTCAATGGCAAAGTTATGGAGTTTAAAATTCTTCCATCTGAAATCAGCATAGAAGAGATGTATAACCTAATGGAGAAAGGAAAGAATGAATGAAGGTTACCCTAAAGAATAATACCCCATTGTCTGTACTGGTAGAGGCAATCAGAACCTGCTGGGATTCAGGTGAACAAAGTGACTCCTTCTTCCCAGACATTTCCCCTTACCCTTACTTTGATTTAGGGGTAAGTGACAAGAAACTTGTACAGGCTGTCATCAAAAAGAACCACACAAGCACCCTAGAACACCTCTGGTACAACTTTAAGATTGAGGGCATATCAAGGCTCAACCTTCAGGAGTTGGCACGTCACAGGATGGCTAGTCTCTCTGTCAAGTCAAGCAGGTACACCCTCAAGGAACTGAAGGGAGAAGAAGAGTTTAACCCTATCTCTCCAGAAGACTTTGATAGGGCATCCAAGTATATCAACTTTGTTAATGTGGCTGAGATTGATTATGCTTCTATGGTTGCTCTTGAAAATCTTAGACACCTCATAGAGATTGGTATACCCAATGACCAAGCTAAGTATGCTCTCCCAGAGTGCTACAAGGTTGACCTCATGTGGTCTATCAATGCACGTTCACTGAGGAACTTTCTGGAGCTGAGAACAGACAAGAGTGCTCACTTTGAAATCAGAGAACTTGCCAATCTCATCTACATAAATATTCCCACAAGTCATAAATTCTTGTACAAAGATTCAGTTAAAGTCTACTAACACTACGGAAAGGAAATTACATGTCACAAGAAAAAATTGAAGAGATTTATTCTAATTTTATTGCAAAAAGAACTTACACACGTTGGATGGATGTAGAAGGAAGAAGAGAATCATGGGTAGAGGCAGTAACTCGTTATGGTA